AGTAACGGAAGCATACGCACCAGCAACGGCAGTGCCGTTAGTGAATTGTGCGCATGATTTATTTAATACCGAGTAGTTACCAAGTAATGCCATCTACCCCCACCCTAGTTCGATATGTCCATAGAATGCAGAGTTCCCGGGAGTTGCGGCACCGCTATATAAAAGCCAGTAAAGCGCAGCGCCGTCGTAAACTCTTGGCATTGATGGGAGTTGATTTATAAACTCTCTCTCACTCGCAACCCCAATTGTAGTCATTGGCATTGTGATTAAAGGTCTAACTAATCCGATTGAAACCTCACCCGATACATAAGAGACCGATAAGTCAAAATTGTTTACTTGTGCAATCCCTGAGTCGCCAGCTTGCAATGGCATAAATGGTCCGTACTTACCCGCACCCGTACCTGAGTAAACAACCAAAGTATTACTCGCCGCTGTTTTACCTATTGGTAATGAAGGCGAAGTCGGAGTTGCTCGGCCCGATGTTTGAGCTGAGTTTGTATAGTTATCAAGCTGTAGAGTGGGAGTCGCTGCGCCCAGGGCAGTTGCGTTCGTATTCCAAATAACCGCTTGAACCCCAGCGCCGTTTGTATAGCGAGGAAGTAATGTGTTGATTGTATGAGTTCCTGTTCCTGTACTTGTAATATTAACCGCAGTGCCAGCGACCGCATTAGCGTAGCTTGTCGCAAATTTACAAGTAAGATCACTAAGCCAAATTACATAATAGTCAGTAGCCAAAGACAACCCAGCGGGTAGAGTCGTAGTTGTTGTTAGCTGCACACGAGTGTATGGTTTTAAGTTTATGTTAGAGTGGGTACAAATATCTGTAGTGTCATCAGCGGTAAAAGTTGAAAATGCCGATAGAGTATTTGTCATTGCCTGAGTAGTCGCAGTCGTTAAAGATGTTACTCTGTAAAATCCAACAAGATCAACAAGCATAGCAATCGAAGGCATTGTTGTTGCCGCTGCCGAGAATGCCGAAGCGTTTTTTATAATCTTGTAGTCTGGACTTACGTTTCCGCCATGTTGAATACTCGCAGCGTTTGCCGTGGTATCACTAACTGGTTGAAAAGTTAAGTTAGTCCCAGTGTTAAATAGAGCGTCTGCCCCTGGATTACCCGCACCACGAGTCATGAAGTGCCACTCTCCAGCTAGTGCCGCTGTAGTTGGATTAAAATTCTTATTCCAGTCTTGACGGTAGCTTTTACCGTTAACCGTTGTCTCTTCGATCATGTCATCTAAACTTGTAAACCCTGCCATATATTAACTCCAAACTGTTTTAAAATATCCGTTAAATGCCACGCCGGAGAGTGATCCGTTTGGCATACATAAAAAATTTAAGTAAGCATCATCGTAAATACGAGGCGCTTCGAATTGATCTCTAAAAGAATCCTTTTCCGCTGGCGCCGTTTGTTCATACATTTGATAAGTTTCAAGTGGCTTAACTAAAACCAAAGTAAACAAACCAACGTCTGGACCTGATATCATTTGCACTGATTCGATTGATCTAACGCCACTGTCGCCAGATTGAAGCCCTATGAATGGACCACAAGCTCCGTTAGTGGCATTGTTACTTGTGACGATAGTTCCAATTGCTGTCGCTGTATTTTGCAATACAGTCTGTGAAATTCTACCAGCCAGTCCGTCTGAGTTAGTGTAAGTAAATCTAAATGTCTGCCCACCAGTTCGACCCGCAACCGATACGGCCATGACTTGAACACCCTTACCATCTGTATATCTTGGTAGAGTTACAGAATTAGTTAACGCTTGCTCATCGGTCGTGCCTTCGTCAATGAACGGGTAGAACATTAAGTAATCACATAATATAAACGGCGCCGGTAAACCCGTTGCTGAGGTTGAAGTCAGACATAATTCTCTTAAGTGTTTTGAACCAGTAGCCGCTGGTCCATGAAACAAACCGCCGTCACTTGAGTACTTCATTTGAACACTAGTCAAAGGCGATGCTGCATAATATTGCGGCGCTGGATTGCCTGGGCTCATAGATAGATCGAACCACAAACCTTGAGTTGTAACTTGAACTGGAGCTTTACGAAACGAAGAGAGTTTAAAATTCCCTTCATTTACCTCAGCGTCAACCAATGATCGAACCGAATTAAATCCAGCCATTCGTTATTAATCCAATGTAAATACTAGATCGCCAGCCGAGAATTGCGGCTGATTTCCAGTAACGATTGTTTGTGATGCGTTTAATGCTCCAGATACAATGATCGTTCCTGCGCCCGATGCGCTAGTTACAATCGAAACGTGAGTCACTAGACTCGAACCGCCTGTAGAAATTGGGAATTGAACTAGTGCCGCATTTTCTACCGTTGCACCCGATACCGTGAACCCAGTGGCTCTTGCTACAGCTACTCGTGCGTAAGAAGTGTAAGCCGATTCTGATGTTACAGCAGAACCCGCCTCGCCTGGATCGGCAGTGTGCAAGGCTAGCCATAAATCAGTATTGGCATTCCATGAGACATCTGTCCCTACGAATATGTAAGTGTTTATCGCGGTTTCCGCAGTATTTGAAAATGACATTTATAAACTCCTTTTAAGAATAAGTTAAACTTGCTCGATCGTTCCATACGTTGTCGAAATTAGTGTTTCCATCTGCCCAAACAATCTCTAGATCTTCTCCGGTTGTGATAATTTTCTTTATCTTCCAAACGGCAGAAGCATCACTGGATCCTGGGTCAGCAAAACCTATGTAAGTAACCGAAGCACTAACGACGTCGACATATTGTTTGTAATCCACAGTCCCCGCTCCTGACACTTGACTATTTTCCCAGTTGACACCATTCCATGTTAAGACATCGTTTGGTAAAAGGTTAGTTAATTTCACATTCCCGACGTCTTGTAATTTTCTCGGTCTTGAAGATCCACCGCCACCGCCAATTGCCCTATAGAAAACCCACTTTTTATTTTCTTTGTGGAATATTTCTCCGACCTGAGTGAAGCACCAATCTTTTTCTTTACCTAACTTTTCGTCAGGAGCAGAAAAAGAAAAATGAATATAACTCCCGTCTTTTCCTGGAATTCCTTGATCGCCTTTAGCGCCATCGATTCCATTTTTACCATCTAGGCCATTTAATCCAGGGTCGCCCTTCAATCCGCGCGGTCCCTGTTCGCCTTGTGGTCCAGGCTTTCCACGTTTACCAGTTTCTCCTTTAGGTCCTTCTATTCCTCTAGGTCCTTGGGGTCCGATAGGGCCTTGTTTGCCTTCCGGTCCCTCTTTGCCGTCAACCCCATCCTTGGGATCTTTGACGACATAGGTCTTTTCTAGCTTTTTAGTAATAGGATTAAACTTTAAAACATTATTCATTATTTATTTTCTTATGTTTCAGCGAGGCTATTTTCTGCTTCGATTCGTCTTCGTATTCTATATGGGTTTCCTGAAATACTATTTTATTAAGAGAATATTTAACTATTTCTTTTTTAAGTTCATATATAGTTTCTACTTCTACGCCAGGGTCCTCGATCGATGGTTCTTTTTTAACATCTAGATCTAGATTAAACTTAGAAAACCCACTGCCCTTTTTTTCTTCTATGAATTTATCTACCGTCTGCCCACGAATAGATTCTGTCGGTGTGAATTTTTCATATTTAGTAATGGGAATTACAGTAGATCGGCAATTAAAGTGCATCGGCGGAATAGGCTGCTCCCCAGATTTAAAATACTTTCCGTGAAGTCCTGCGCATATATCGCTAGTTCTTTGGTCCATGATTGCGCTGTATTGATAGCCAGCTACAACTCCAGTAGAGTCAAAATATTCTACTCGTGCGTTGTTCATTACCTCTGTGTGCTTTGTTCTAGCATATCTTTCTATAGACACCGCGCTTAGCTGTTGCAGGTCATCGGATAAAATACCGAGAACGGAGCTAAGCGGCTTACCATCCTTGACAGCAGCGATTAGCTCCGCTCGGGTTTTCTTTAAAAGTGAATATTCATAGTCCCCGATGTTTTAGCCGTCGACATTGAGTCTTTATAAAGCATCATAAAGCTAGACTTGATCAATTGCTTCATTTCTTTTTTATACTTTAACGATAGGGAATCGATTCGATCTATATTTTGATTCTGGACTATTTTCTTTTTTTCGATCTGGTCCATTAGGTCGCGAATCATTTTATTTACAACGGAATCAGTCTCGTTAATTAGAGATTGATCATAGTCGTCTAGCTTATTTTTTAAGGCCTTGAAGTTAACCTTGCGGTGATAATCTCCAGGTGTCTGGTCGTAAGTTTTAGCGAACATTCTTTTATCAGCTTCGCGCTCCGTGGCTTCTTCTTCAGGCTCTTTTTCTTTTTCTGGGTCTTCGGATTCTTCTTCTCCTGGTTTTGCAGCATTCGGATCACCCCCGCCTAAGGCAATGGGTTGTTTAAAAACTACGTCGCCTTCTGGGAATTTAACTAACTTTCTGAAGTGATTGATTTCTTCTTCGTTTGCTTGGTATGCGTTGCCTTTAACAGCATCTAGCCAGATTTTAGCAAACTCTACGGATTGTAATTCGTCGATAGGTTTAAATTTAAACTCAGGTGGTTTTTCGATAAAGCCAAAGTTAAATTCTATCATTGGCTTGATAATTTCTTTGTTTACAAGAGATTCAATAGCAGCGCGTCTGCGGTTAATATGCTTAAAGAATAGATTCATTTGCTCTTTACCTAGGGCTAGAGATCCGCCTCCAGTCTCGCCTCCGGTAAATCCTACTAGATCTGGCACAAATAGAGAGCGGCCTATGATCATATTAAACAAGTGAATTGCCTTATGATATGCCTCGCCCTGGGTCTTAGCCTCTAGAAAAGATATTTCTACATCTTTAGAAACGGCAATAGCTGTCTTTGTCTGGAATCTTTTTAATACATTTAGTAATGAATCCGAGAATCCCACAGGAGCATTCTTGTCATATCTAGCATAGGGAATAGGAGACGCGGCTTTTTCTAGATAGATAGAAAAGTATCTAATCACATGAGTTTTAGCCACCCATGCATTATAGGCAGCGCGAAGATCCGAAGTGCCGTATGGGTTTTGAAATCGTTTATCATTTATGTAATGAATTAAAGCCTTTGGGTTGACTTCTATGTCGCCTTCGACTGCTTTTTGTTGGTACTTAGTAATAGATCCGCGATCGTCTTGGAATATAAGCCATGAATTAGGGTGGCGCGTGCGTAAGTACTTAAGAACTAACTGGTTTTCTTCTCCCATTTTAAATACTTTTTCTGACAGTGAAAATCCAAACTCATAGGCAGTTAGAATTTCCTCTAGATCATCTACGAAGTCGCCTTCATATTGTTTAAGCAATGCGTCTTCGATGAACTCGACTATTTCTTCTTGGTTACTATCTCCGGGGACAATATTCATTCCGTCGCCTAGGATTAGATCTTTTTTTAATCTAAGGCAGACGTTTACTTGATCGTCCTGGGCCATGTTTTCGTAAATAGAATAGTCAAAATTCTTTTGATATAGATCGTCCGGGTTGTATGGCATTTTGTAGCTATCGGCTACATAAGGCGACTTTGAGAAAGTCTGGTCATACATATTTACATATAAATCTTCTACTACGTTCTTTGAATTAGACGAACTAATAGACGGGTCATCCATTTCTGGCATGGTCTAAATTCCTTTTTTAAAGTTTTATCTTGGTTGAAATATCTGTAGGTGTGATATTTACGTCCGGCAATACTTGCAGCGCAATACTACAAGCAATGATTAAATCGTCATGCTTGCCCGTAGCTGCTTCAATTTTTCCGTTATTGTCAACTAATGTCAAGCACTCAGCTAGGATAGTTTTGTCAGGTATTGTAAAATAGTCTCCCTCTACGCACTGAATGAATCTATCTAGCATTAAAGGTCTAGTGGCTGTGTTTGTTGTCCATCCTGGGCGCTCATCTTTTGGGTTTACATATATGTTTGGATAGGAGAGTTGGTCTAATTGAAAAAGAACTGTGTGCCCGTGGTTATTTCTTTCTACTGCTATCAGTGGCGGGTATTTGTTTGGGGTTGTATATAGCTTAGACATTTCGACTAATTTGTCCGCAAAGGCTCCGGGTTGAAGTTGCCCGTGGAATATCGCAGCTATTTGCATCGTGGCCACATCTATCATTACACCAGCGGAGTAATCTAACCCGACTCCTTCTGAAGTATCCGCTCCGACTACGTACTGGGTGTCTTTGC